TCAAGTCCAGTCCCCGCAACCATTAATATGTACGCCCAAGTTTACGGTCACTGTTCCGTCTGCGTGGGCGTATATTTTTGTTACAAAATTGCGTATCAATGTGTTAGAATCAGTGGAATCAATGTTTTCTGCTGATTCTTTTAGCATTTCAACTAATTTATCACGGTTTAATGTGCGTGTTTTATTTTTTTCTTTGTACGTAATGACGTCCTCTAACTCACTTTTACGAATGCGTAGCTTATCAACTTCATCTTTTAGTTCGGGAATATTAACACCGCCTAAAATGGCATTTATACCGTTGGTTATTTTTGTTTCGATTTCAGATAATTCCTTTTTCTCTGCTGACACGTCCGGTGCGGCGGAATTAACCTGCTTGCAAATTTCATCAGCCAATGTTTCAAAATCTGCGGTTTTTAAATAGTGTTTTATTTGCATTACTACAAATGTTTCCAATCTATCAGCATTTATATTTTTTGTACAACAGGTGTGCGTGCGGTATTTGTTACCGCAAATATAGTACGGTGTACTGATTTTTTTTTGATTAGTTGACGTATGACCTACAAATGTAGCACCACATTTATCACATTGTATTAAACCGGACAACAAATAATTGTGTCTGCAGGACTTTGACGTTGCACGTCTTGAATTATCTTTCATTCTTTCTTCAACCTTTCTCCAAATGGTTTCATCTATAATTGGTGGGATTGCATTTTCAATGCGGACAATATCGGGATTAGGTCTACCGCCTGCCCATTTACCCATAATTTTGATTTTTCGTTTATTCCACGTATAAACACCTATGTATCGTTCATTTTTCAAAATAGAATATAACGAATTTTTTCCTAATGGGCGACCTGCCTTGCCAACTGCTCCGTCTAATTCTTTTAAAATTTCATTATATGAATGTCCGTCAGCATACATAGTAAAAATAGTTTGGACGATTTTAGCCTCTTTTGGGTTTATGATATAGTTACCGTCATTAATGTCATAGCCTAATGGCGGGTTTCCACCGCAAAAAATACCTTTTTTTGCCCGTTCATTTTTGCCGTCTATAGATTTTTTTCGTGTGTCCAAAACCATATGTTGACCTATTCCGGCGGTTATTAATTCTGTTAGATATGTATTCGGGTCTAAAATGTCACCTAAATGTTGATTGCACGATATAACCTGTATGTCTATGCGTGCCATTTCTTGCCTAAATGAAAACCAATCAACGACGTTTCTACTGCCGCGTGAAATATCGTAGATGATTACCGCGTCAAAAAGATGTTGTTCAGCGGCGGCAAGCATTTGTTGGAATGCAGGTCGGTTTGTGTTTGTTCCGGTCATAGCCTCATCGGCATACACTTTCAGCAAATTTATATCGTGTTTTTCACAGTATTCTTGTATGGCCGTTGTTTGATAGGCTATACTGTTATCTGTTTGAAACTCTGTACTATATCGTGCATATCCGACTGCATTAATTTTTTTGTTCATAAAAATAACACCTCTTAACTTGATTTTTAATCGGTGTTATGGTACAATATATATGTTTTTAATTGGTGTACCATAACACTACACTATTTCCCCGACTGTTAGTAGCAGTCGGGGATTTTTTTATTTTCAACCTATTTTTTGTGAATCGGAAGAATATAAATCTTTTTTATATTTGTCTTTGACCATATCTATTGTTTGTAATATGTATTCTTGCCCTTGCACGGATAAATTTCTAAAAGTGTTTAGTAAATAATTTTCATTTTCATTTAATGTATCGTTATTATTAGTATTATCATCAATTCCCATCATTACATTGACAGAAACGTTAAGAGCGTCACATATTTTAAATAAACTATCAATATCAACCGAATTGGTACAACTTTCCCAAGATGATATTGTATTGTGTTTAACACCAATTTTTTCAGCAAGTGTTTTTTGTGACATCTTATTTTGTTTCCTATAGAATAAAATATTTTTTGCTACTATAGTTTTAATATCATTCATAATTCATATTGCCTCCTGTCCTAATTAGATAATAACACAGTCAATTCAAAAAATCAAGACAAATTTTCATAAAACATGAAAATATTTTCAAAAAACTATTGACATTTCATAAACTATGAAATATAATATACCCATAAACTTCATAAAACGTGAAAATTGAAAGGCGGTGAATGTAATGAGTGTTGGAAAAAACATAAAGATGTATTTAGAATCGAATGGAATATCACAGAGTTTTTTATCAGAAAACACAGGAATTCCAAACAATACATTAAGTAATATGTTGAATAGCAAAAGAAGAATTACGGTAGAAGAATACTTCAAAATATGTGAAACATTAAAAAAACCGTATGACTTTTTCAAGAAAACAGCCTAAGCGGCGGAAAGGAAGTAGGAGAGAGAATGAACATTTATAAAGCAGTTAAGAAAGCAAGAAAACGTAAACGTTTTATAACACGAAAAAAATACATAAGAACGATGTTAGCCAATGTAAAGATAAAGCCTACGAATAGTACAGGATGTTGTATAGTTTTCAAGAACAACAAGTCCTCCACAAGTCGTTGGAATCCGTCCGCAGAGGACTTAGCCGCAAAAGATTGGATTATCGTGGATTAAATAAAAGGTATCATAGATTTAATCTTAGAGATATAGTCCATAATGGTATCTACATTGTTTTTAAAGCGATTTTCCATATAAATTATAGCTTTGTCGCTAAGTACAGCTTCATACACAATATCATCGGCGAAGAAACAATGTAGTAGTTCTGCTCTATGTAGTTCACGACAAGTAGCGTCAACATCTTCAACAGACCAATTAGGAAAGAGTTCTTTCTGTATTTCTTCAGAACCTCCCATAGAGGAAGCTTGAATTTTATTCATACCGTTTGAACGCTTTTGAAGATATGCTTTGTACAAAGAGCAAATAAGATAATCAGAATCTTTAGTTATTTCAATATCCATATATAATCACCTCCATTCTACGGTGATTATAGCATAAGTTTACAAAAAATACAAATAAAACAGCCTAACGAGGCGGAAAGGAAGTAGGAGAATGGAAATAACACAAAAAAATGTGCAAATAGCTAAAGATATTTTAAAAATAATGAATGAACAACAATGCACGGTTGCAGAGGCAAATGATATTTTAGCATTTGTGAGAAATCAAATATATACCACAACAACCGTGCAAGCTACAACCTCCATTCTACGGTGATTATAGCACAAAATGACAAAAAATACAAATGAGAACATAGTGAGTCGGAGAGGAGAGAAAACAATGGAAACCCGAATAGAAATAGATATTAATGCACATAGTCCGACAAATGACGAAATGTGCAAGATTATAACAGGTAAAAATATTTCGGATTTTGCACACGAATTACAGATAAATCCGAAATATGATTATCTGTTTGACAAAACAGCATAGTTAAAATAGGTTCGCAGGCAGATATGAACCGCCCGAATAGTACCCCCCTTAATACATTTTGAAATTTTAATGAAATCTGATAGGGCGGTTCCTATGTGCCTGCGAACAGAGGGAAAGGAAGATTTAAAATGTACGATAAATACATAGAAAAAATTGATAGATTGAATGAACAGGGCAGACGGTTGGCATTGCAAATGTTGGACGATTTACTGTCCAACAAGAAAAACCGCAAGGACTACGAAAGTCCGCGACAGAAGTTTTTGCGCGAAACGGATGAGGTTTTAGCATTGGTGAACCGTGAAAACGGAGCAACGGTCAATGCCAAAAAGGTATTGCCGTTGTTCAAAAAGAAAGTGCCTGCGATATGAGTTACAGGCAAAAGACATACAATCATCAATGTACGGTATGCGGTCAATGGTATATGACATATGTTGACCCGAAGAATATACCGGGGGCGGTAACGCCGACAGGCGGTTTTATCTGTCAGAAATGCAGACAGGCGAAACAGCCTATAACACACCGAATGCCACCGCCCAAAACGGTGCAAATGTCAATCGAAGAATTGACACAAAAAAAATAGTGGCTCTGCGAAACCACTATTTTTAACCACTTTAACCACGATTATGTGATATTAAGATGTCCAACATCTATTATATCATATATCGAAAAAATAAGCAATAGAAAAAATCAAAAAAACCTTGAAAAATCAAGGTTTTATAACTTGTTTTAGTAATTAAATTTATGACGAAAGCAGATTAAGATATATGGCATACATAGAAAAAACTATCATTGCAGGGGAACACATTTTTAAAGAGAAAAGTTTCTCGGCAAGATACGGCAAGAAAAATATTCCAAGAGGTCCGAATTGGAATGAGTGTTCAGAGGTTCAACGGCGAAGAAATGAACTGTTGAAGAAAAAAAGAATTGTTTGGAATATATGCACCAATTTCAAAAAATCGGATTGGTGGGTGACATTAACATATAGACGTACGGAACGTCCCGACAGTATGGTAATGGCAAAAAAACAACGCAGTCGGTTTATTCGACGGTTACGAGAGAAATTGAAAAAGAAAGACATACCGTTGACATATACCGCAATGACCGAACGCGGGGTCAAGGGTGGGTTACATCATCATTTTATAATCAAAAATGTATTTGACATAGGTATCATTATAAGCCTATGGGAACACGGCAAGGTGCATATAGAAAATATATACACTGATTCTATGTATGATTTGGCAATGTATTTCGTTAAAGGCGACAGCGAGAAATCGGAAAAAGATTTCACAAGTAGCCGAAATATGAAAAAACCAAAAATCAGATACAGAATAATACAAGCCGAAAGGTGGACAAGCACACCGAGAGCGAAAAAACACTATGAAATAATACATAGGTTTGACGGGTTCCACGATTTCAGCGGTTTTCCGTACCAAGAATATGTAATGGTTAGGCGGTGTTGAAAAATGAATGACGGTTGTAACGGCTGTAAATACGAAAATACACCGTGCATAATTCGGATATGCGGAAACGCACCGAGAGCAACGGCGGAAGATATTAAATCATTTGAAAAATGTGTAATGTTAAATAAAATGAAATTAAAAAAGAGAGGTAGAAACTATGGATCATATGACAGCGGAAGAATTTCGCGAATTAACAAATGAAAATAATAACAACGGCGAACAAATTTTGAGAAATAAAATGAGTTCAGCACGTGGCAGAGCGTTTGAGGGTTTATTGATGAGAGGTTGTAATTATTACCGTCAAAAAGAGATAGCGATAATTAATAAAGTCAATGAGCCGTACATAGTTACGAAAAAAACAACAGGGAATAAATTCAGCGGTCGTTTTACAGGCCGTGCAGAGCCGGATTTCAAGGGTGTATTATACGGCGGTAGAGCAGTAGCGTTTGAAGCGAAAAGCACGAAAAAAAGCCGAATTCAAAGAAGTGCGTTGACCGACACGCAAATGGAGTGGCTAAGAGAACAGAAGAAATTTGGAGCACTCACATTTGTAGCAGTGAATATACAGGAAAAGTTTTATACAGTCCCGTTTGACTTGTGGGATAATATGAAACTGTTTTATGATAAAAAATTTCTAATGCATGACGATATAGCTGATTACGAGGTAATATACGACGGTTCCGTCCGATTTTTGGAATTCGAAAACGGCGGAAAAATAATATAGGAGGGGTAATAATGAGCAAAGAGAAAATATTGCCGTTGGCACTGATAGTCCTACAGGGTGCATCAGCTATACCGTATACAATAACGGGTGATTGGCGACACACGATATACTGGATTGCGGCGGCTGTGCTAAATATCGCCGTAACGTTTTAACGGCAGGAGGCGGGATAAATGAATTTAGAATATATATTAAAACTATGTAAGAAAAACCGTCAAATAATGCTACTGTCATACGGCGGGTATAAATTTCTAACAGAGGGACACGTTGCGGTTATGGTGCAAGGAATTTGCCCGAAATGGACGGTTGATGACTATTTCACCGCGATAGGCGGGGACAAGGAAGTCAAGGACATTTTTACGTTGACAGATAACACTGGAAAACCACAACCGGTTATTGATGTTGACGAATTGAAAGAATTACAACCGTTAAAATATTCGCTAACGTCTGGCAAAAAAACATACAAAATGTTTGTTATGGCAGACGGAAAAATAATGATAATACAGGAAAAATATTTAGACGTTTTCCGTGATGAATTTGCGCCGGAATATTATTATCGAGATAATCCGTTAGAACCAAATGTATATGTGGTTGTATCGGGTATATGCGTTGGGATAATAATGGCTATGACTTTCGATATGCAACAGTTGGTAGATTTCGGAAAAACGCTAAGTGAGGGGTTTAAACGAAATTTGTCAGCCGGATTTTTAGATATGGGCGGTCAAATGGAACTGTCAGATTAAAAAAATCCCAATCAATTGAGAAGAAAGAGAGGAAAAAACAATGATAAACACGGTCATAAAGATGATAGAGGAGCAACAGGCAGGGAAAGAAGATACATCACCGTATTATGTCGGTGAGCAGTTAAAAGACATCATCAGAAACAATCCACAGGCGGCGGAAATCGTCGGACAGGATTTGAAACTGAAAGAAATGAGCATTGTTGAGTGTGAGAAAAAGATTAAAAAATATGCTGACGAGCATAGAAAAAAGAATTTTGCATTTGTGTCACCGCAACAGGCAGAAAAAATAATCTGCGAATTTTACGGTATTAATAAATCAGACACACGCACCGAACCACAACCGCAACCACAACCGGCAACTGAAAAAATAGTCAGTATTGCAGATTTGCTATAGGGGGCGGGAAATATGTGTGATATAAATATGGCCGATTTGGTACCGAACGAACCGCCTGCGGGTTTATTCGATTGGTGCCGTGAAAAAAGTAGAGTAAATTTATTAATCTACAAAGCAAGTTATTATTATGAACCACTGGAGGATAGAAACAAAAAGTGTGTTGAATGTAAGTGTACCGCCTGCGGAGCGGTTACAATGCAAGAATACACAAAATTAAATAACAGAATAGGATTTATTCATTCAAAAACCGGTGAAGAAATATTCGGCAATAAAAAAACAACGTGTCCCGAATGTGGTAAATCGGTAACAGCCGAACACGTCAGCAGTTTCGGTAGTCGAAACGAACCTGTTATAGAACGATACTGGCCCGTTACATTCCATAATGTCAACGGAAATGTTGCCGTATTGCAGTGGTGCGGTGAACGACGTGTTGACAGAACTGGCAAAGATGAATTGAATATATATCAATATTCCGGTGCGGTATTTTCCAAAACGGAAAAAATACGTCTGACGGGGTTTTATTCAAACTACTGGAACAGACAGTGTTTTCTGGGAAAATGGGAAACGCGAAAAACATTTACGGACCGCGTAGAGGGTGTGAATATGGCGGAAATATATCAGCCGGAAGAAATTCCAAACGTGCTGAAAGGCACATTTGCAGAAAATTCTAAAATGGATATGTATATTGAATGTGCGGAGGCAACATATCCGGTTACATATCTGCGATTATATCAGCGTTATCCGAATGTTGAAAATCTGATAATGAATGGGTTAGGTGGATATGTCAACCAATTAATACAATCGTCGACGTCGTATATCAAAAACACGCCAACGTTGAAAAATTTCAAGGGGTTAAAACTGAAAAAAGCAAAACCCAATGAAATTTTAGGTATCAGCAAAGAGGCACTGCGGTGCATAAAACAAAATGAGTGGGATAGCAGTAAAATTGACCTGTATGTACATACACATACGCAGGGTGTAACGATACAGAATATTGATAGAATTGTACATAAATACGGTTCACGAATTGAACCGCTAATCGGAACAGGTGCCGACATACCGAAAACAATGCGTTACATTGAAAAACAAAACAAAAATTTAGAGGACGCAGTAACATATTACAACAGGGTGCAGTACATTGTTGACTATTGGAATATGTTGCGGAAAAACGGTCATTATACGACTGATACGGACATTCTATATCCGCAGAATTTAGTAAAATCGCATAATGATGAACAACGGATTTTACAGATTGCCGCAACAAAAGAACTGGAGAAAGATTTCAAGAAACAATATAACAAACTAAAAAAATATTGTTTCACCTGCGGCGGTTTATCAATACACCCTGCCGAAACAGAAATTGAAATGATAGACGAGGGCAGAGAGTTACATCACTGCGTAGCAACGTATGCTAAACGTCACGCGAGCGGTCAGACGGCTATATTTTTTATCCGTCATATAAATGAACCGGATAAACCGTATTTTACATTGGAATTTGATTTTAAAAATATGTGTGTCAGACAAAACAGCGGATTACGGCACTGCGAGAGAACGCAGGAAGTCCAAGATTTTGAAGAAAAGTGGGTTGAGTTCGTCAAGAACACAGCCGGAGCGAAAAAAGAAAGGAAAGTAGCATAATGGAAAATAAAAACGAGATAATCGAGGCGGAATATAGAGAGATAGACAGTTGTACACTGCCGGAAATTACGGCTGAAATTAAGTACATCACCGAGAGTATGAACAGAACGTTATTAATCGGGATAATCGAAATCGGTAAACGTTTTGAAATCGCAAAAACACTGGTCGACCACGGCAAGTGGGGCGAGTATTGCGAGAAGTATACAGGCTATAGTCAGAGTATGGCCGAAAATTATATAAAAGCATATAAAGAATACGGAGCAGACCAACAAAATCTGTTCGGTGATTTCACAAAATCCAAATTGATTGGTAATTTGGGAATTACAAAATTAATCGAACTGACCGCCATTCCGGCTGATGAGCGAGAGCATTTCGTCGAAGAAAACAACATAACAGAGGAAACCACCGTTAAACAACTGCACAAGTTGATACAGGAAAAGACTGACGCACTGGACAGAGCAGAGAAAAAGCAGGCAGTGGCAGAAAAAAAGTTGGAAGAACAGATAAAGCAGAACGAACAGGCGGCGGAAGATAATCGTTTAATGATTGAACGCCTGCAAGCGGAGTTAGACATTAGAAATGCAGATCCTGCGACGGTTCCGCAAGACGAGTTAGAGAAGATGATGCAAGAGGCAGACGAAAAGGCTAAGCAGTCATTACAAAAAGAAATTGACCGACTGCAAGCCGAAAAGGAAAAAGCGGAGAAAGCGGCGGAAAAATCGAAAGAAAAATATAAAAAGTTAAAAGATGATGTTTCAGCCGAAAAAGAAAAAGCAGAGGCGGCGGAAAAAGAAAACGAGGAGTTAAAAAAGACCATTGAAAAACTGCAGAAAGAATCACTATTAGGCAGTAATGAAAAAATGGTTAAATTGCAGATGTGTTTTGAACAGGCACAGACCGCAATTATAGCGGTTAAAACCGCACTTGCGGCGGTTGAGGGGTCGGAGAAATACGACAAATTGTTTGCGGCGGTAAAAGAAACATTAAAAGGAAAGGTGGAAGAAATATGACGGTGCAGGAATTACAAGAATTTGCGAACGAATTAATTGAAGTTGGCAAGGGCAGTTATACAGTGTTGGCGGATGAAGGTTATTCATATGTAACCAAAGACAGTATAGAAGTCGACGACAAGGAAAAAGAAATCACAATATACGGTAAAGAAATCACAATATATTGAAAGAGAGGAAAAAAGAAATTTATAGCGGTTAAAACCGCACTTGCGGCGGTTGAGGGGTCGGAGAAATACGACAAATTATTTGCGGCGGTAAAAGAAACGTTAAAAGGAAAGGTGGAAGAAATATGAATCGAAAAGAAACAACCGAGTTTTTGAGTAATTTACTCATTGAAAGATTATCGGGTAGGGGTAAATACTACGCAAGCGAAGTTACACTTGATTATAGTGGTGGAAAAGGCGAAAAAAAACGTGTTGATTTTATACAATTCGTGCCAAAAAATCAAAGCACGAGTGGAATTGAAAAAGGCGAGTTTGTTTTTTACGAAATCAAGAGTTGCAAGGCTGATTACCATAGCGGCAACGGCTTAAATTTTGGTGGTGACAGAAATTATGTTGTCACAACAATGGAAACATATAAACAAATTAGGCGTGAAGTGCCATGGAGCGTAGGGGTATATGTGGCGTGCCCCGAGAGCAGAGAACCCACAGATGAGTTTAAAAGTCCGACACCAATAGATGATAAAACGGTAGATTGGACGTTGAAAATTGCAACAGTGGCACACCCAAAGGACCGTCAAAGGTCAATGTCGCAGTTATTATTTTATATGCTAAGGTCGGGAAAGTGAGGAAAAATAAATGAAAAGAAGATTTATAAAAATAATTGGAATATTGATGATGTTTTGTGTAGTAGTAATGCTGACGGCGTGTTCAGAGGCGGAAATGGTAAATTACAATATGTCAAAACAGGCAGACTATTTTGAATGTGAACGGAAAATCACCGTTTACAATGCACGAACAGATAATATCGTGCTTGAGGCGGAAGGATATATGAGTATATCCAATAATGCAAATAACGAATTAGTAATTACGGTTAAAACGGGCGAGAATTCGTATAAAAAGAATTACGTGTATTTAAACGAATACACAATGTATGCGGTTGAAGATATTACGGGGACGCATACAGACCCGTATCACTATAAGCTATACTGGCACACGCGAGAGGGCGTGAGCATTGAGGCAAAATAGCGAGGAGTGATAAAAATGAGAAAAACACGTTGTGCGGTGTGCGGTCATTTAATGATTGTACATATCGACGAAAAAACAGATAAACCGTTTCCGATACAACTTTGCTCCGGCAAATGCGTTGCGGCGGCATGGAATACGGTTACAACGGCAATAAAAAACGGCGTGCGTCCAAAATGGGCGACCACGCCGCCAAAAAAGAAACCGACGAAATAATAAAAAAATCAAGAAAGGCAAGTGATAATTATGAAAAAGAAAATTTGTGCGGTATTAGCAATTACAATGATGTTGGCATTGACAGGTTGTCAGTCAACAACAAAAAATCTCGGTGGTTCTACAACAATAGAATTAGAACCGAACCAAAAGTTAGAAGAAATTACGTGGAAAAACGATTCACTATGGTATCTTACCCGACCAATGACCGACGCAGATAGTGCGGAAACGCACACATTTAAAGAATCATCGAATTTTGGAATAATTGAGGGTACAGTTACGATTATCGAAAAAAGACAGGAGGAATAAGCGAATGAGAAAATATAAATCAAAGTACGGAAAACCGTACATACGTCGTCTGAAAGCAGGCGATTTAAAGAAAATTCGCAATGCCGGAGGATTGTGGGCGATTATGTGCAGATGGATTATAGATTCAGCGCGCAAGAGAAACAAACAAGTATATGTACTGACACTGTTCGGTATCAATAATATTATAAATATTGACTATGACAAAACGATATTGAAAGAACTTTTTACAGAGCCGGAAATAACAAACAAAGAATACAACAAGATATGCAATAGATATAAAAATACGGCTCAAATGGATATACAATGTAGAAGGGCAATAAGAAGAACAACAATCCAAACAGACCGAGAGGTAAAGGCTATACAACAGTTGGGAATTGTGGCGGCACGAGCGACAAAAGAAATAGCAGGGTTGAAAGGGGTACAAAAATGAACAGACATGAAAAAGAAAAATTTATAGCAGAAAAAAACAACGAAATAAATAATATTTTTGAAGAACTCACAAAAAGCAAAGAGCCACATAAAGAATTTGCGAAAGCAAAGAAAAAGTTTATGGAAGTACAAACCGAATTAATGAAAAGTTATGTGTCCGAATTAGAGGACGTTATAAATCCGATGAATGAAACGGTAAAAGTTCCGTTAGCGGCGGCATTAACGCTTGTTGCAGACTTAATAAAACAAGATATGTCATTTACAGATAAGAGAATGATAGACGTGTTGTGTTTTATAAATGCAGCACAATTAGAGGCGGACGAGGAGGAAAAGCATTGAAAAGATTAATCAATCCAAACCGCCGGCAGAAACTATTTCTTGCCGAACACGGTTTAAAATCGGAAAATTGGAAAATCGAAAAGGAAACACCGGAATATTTGTATGTAGTCAGTAAAAACGGACAACACAGGCTGTTAAACAAAAACTAAAAATCGCAATCGATTACGGAACAGGGGGCATATCATTGACGCAAAAAGAATTACAGGAATACAGAAAAATAATGCGAAATGCAGAGAGTATTGAATATCAAATACAGAAATTGCAGTCGCAAATCAATAAAGTGACGGCAATAGTCAATGATATGCCACGCGGCGGAAAGTCAACCGATAAATCCGAATTGATTTGCAAATTGATTGATTTACAGGAACAATATAAAACAGAATATTCAACGGCGGCGGAAAAGTTGAAAACAATCGAAACTGCGATTGCGAAGTTGTCGGATCCACAGGAACAGGCGGTACTGCGATATAAATACATATTAGGACTGAATGAAAACAAGATATGTCAGAGAATGCACTATGAACGTTCCCGAATATATCAAATACATAAATCAGCATTAAAAAAAATTGCGAATTTTTAAAAGAGTGGACTAAAATGGACTATATTCTGTGGTATTATGATAACGTGAAGAAATTCACAATAGGGTTTTCTCCTTTTTTTCTTCTATCAATCGAGAACCGCCGTAGCGTGTAAACGGCGGTTTTTGATTGCGAGAAAATCCCAATCAATTACGAAAGGCGGACGGAACATTGAAAATTGTAAATAAAAATATTTCGGATATAAAACCATATGAAAACAATCCACGCATTAACGTTGACAGCGTGGATAAAGTGGCGAACAGTATCAAAGAATTTGGATACAGAGTGCCAATCATCATAGATAAAAACAATGTAATCGTTGCAGGACACACACGTTTACTTGCGGCGGAAAAGTTGGGTATAACGGAAATACCGTGTATAGTCGCAGATGATTTAACAGAACAGCAAATCAATGCGTTCCGTTTGGTTGATAATAAAACAACTGAATTTTCAGACTGGGACTATGAAAAATTGAAAGAAGAACTGTATGCGTTAGATATGGATTTATCGGAATACGGTTTTGAAAAAATCAGCGAAGAATTTAAAGAGGCATTGGACAACACATCAAAAGAACTGTCGGCAGATGAATATAACGACGATAACTTTGAGTGCACCTGTCCACGTTGCGGGTTTAAATTTAACAGGTGATGAATATGTGGAAATGGAAACTACGTGATATAAACCGTGTACAGAAAAATGGATTGAATGTGTTCAGTTGTTTTTCCTGCGGCGGTGGGTCAACAATGGGATATAAATTAGCCGGATATACGGTGTTAGGCAACTGCGAAATTGATGAAAAAATAAATAAAATGTATGTTGCAAATCATCACCCAAAATACAACTATCGTATGGATATACGACAATTCAAAAAATATGCGAATATTTCTGATGAACTGTATCAGTTGGATATATTGGACGGTTCACCGCCTTGCAGTACATTTTCTATCGCAGGTGATAGAGAAAAGGCGTGGGGCAAAACAAAAGTGTTCCGAGAGGGTCAGTCAGCACAAACGTTGGACGACCTGTTTTTTGAATTTATCGACGTGGCCGAAAGGCTAAAACCGAAAGTGATTGTAGCCGAAAATGTCAAAGGGATTGTACAGGGAAATGCAAAGGGTTATGTCAATGAGATTATAAAACGATTATCGTCAATCGGATATGATACGCAGATATTTTTATTAAATGCTGCGTTTATGGGTGTACCGCAACGACGTGAACGTGTGTTTTTTATATCACGTCGGAAAGATTTGAAGTTTGGTAAACTGTCACTGAATTTTAATGACAAACCGATAATGTTCGGCGAAATCAGCGACGGTAACGGCAGACCGATAAATACATCAACATTACTGTATAAACGTTGGCAACACCGACGACCGAATGACCGAAGTATCGGAAACATAAACGAACGGCTGACGGGCAAAGACAGTAATTTCGGTACACAGATATGTCACGCACAACGCGTGGCAAGTACATTGGTGTCGGGCGGTGCGTATGTCTACTATGAAAAACCGTGTTATATATCCGATATGGATATGATACATATGCAGACGTTTCCCGAAGATTATAATTTTATGGGACAGTCGGTACAGTATGTATGCGGAATGTCTGTTCCACCGTTGATGATGAAACGAATTGCAGAACAAATTTATCTGCAATGGTTTAACAAATAAAAAAGACGTGAGGTGCGGCAACACCTCACGCCATACATCAGAGCCATACCTCTGATGCAGATAGTTTATATATTCGCGAACATTAACTATCTGCATTATTATATTACAAAAAAAGAGGGTTTTCAAGTGTATAATGATGTAAATGAGCAAATAAAAAATGCCTTGTTGAAACGTGCAACAGGGTATGAAGTAGAGGAAAAAGAAATAATCATTGACAAAAATAAAAAAGACACAGGCAAAGTCAAGGTCATAAAGAAACATATTCCACCTGATGTAAATGCAATCAAAACTGTTCGGAATATGTTGGAAAGGGGACAATGGAAATGAGAAAAAGCTGTCCGTACTGCGGACGTATTCACGACGTTATGTACAAATGCCCACAGGCAAAGCATAGGCAGAGCCGGAATAAAAAAACGTATGAATATGACAGATACAGAAATACAATTTCGTGGCAACGCAAACGCGACGAAATAAAAGAACGTGATATGAATATGTGTCAAATATGTGTGCGTGGATTGTATAAATACGGCGCACGTCAATACAATACGAACGGTATCAGTGTTCATCACATTGTGCCACTAAAAGACAATTACGAACTGCGTGATGAAAACAGTAACTTAATCAGCCTTTGTGAATGTCACCATAAAATGGCAGACAGCGGCGAAATTCCGAAAAAAGTATTGCAGAAAATCGCATTGGAGCAGGAACAGACACCCCCCGGCCATTAGAATTTTTTCGGCTGGGGGATTTGTACAGGAAACAAGGGGTATAAGCACGCAAAAAATTCCCAAAATGAAATTTTAAAATTGAAATTCAAAAAATACGAGAGGTGAGGGAGGTATGGCACGACCGGCGAAATCGGTAAAAACACAATCACGACACAACACAAAATCGGAAGAAAAACAACGTCAAGAAGTCGAAGAAAAAATTCGCGGGAAAGCTGATAACCTCCGACCTCCGACGTATTTATCAAACAATCAAAAAAAGATTTTCCGAAAGATAAAAAAGGAATTGGACGAGAGCGGAATTTTGAGTAATTTGGACGTGTATATTTTAACTCAATTTTCTATTGCAGTTGACCGATTACAGGATATAGAACGCAAAATAAATGATGATTTTTCATTGATTTTTAATAAAGATTTTATGGCAAGTAAGGACAAATACACAAAAGATTTGTACCGTTGTTGTAATGAATTGTGTCTGTCACCGCAGGCACGAGCAAAGATAGGCAGTTTAAATTTAACGGCGAGCAAAAACAAAGAGGACCCGCTGTTAAATGCACTGAAAGAGGCGAACGAATATGATGGATAGAGAACACAAAGCGTATAGATATGCGCAAGACGTTTGCGACGGAAAAATCAACGCGCCGAAATACGTCAAACTGCAATGCAAAGAATTTTTGCAAATTGCAGATGAGCAAGACAACGAGTTTTGCATATCAAAGAAAAAAGTTCAACTGATAGACAAACTATTAAAATTAATGATTATGCCGTCGGGAATGGCAAAAAATCAAACTGTATACGAAAGTCTTGCGGGTTTTCAGTTTTTTCTGATTATCTCGGTATTGTGTACGGTATACAGGGGAAATAAAAATAAACGAAAATATGAAACAGCATTATTGGAAATATGCCGAAAGAACGGTAAGACAATTATTATCGGCGTCATTTTCATACTGCTGTTTTTTTGTGAACCGAAATTTTCAAAGTTCTATTCGGTCGCACCGGACGGAACATTGTCAAGAGAAGTGAAAACGGCAATCCGAGAGATTATATTGTCAAGTCCTGCATTAATGGATAGGTTCAAAATTCGTAGGGATGATATTAAATGTCTGCTGAATGAGAATGTATATATCCCGTTGAACTATTCCAACTCAAGACTTGACGGACGTCTGCCAAACGCATTTTTGGCGGACGAAGTGGGAGCATTACCGAACCCGTATGCGATTGAGGCAATGCGTTCAGGACAGTTGACAATACTGAATAAATTAGGCTGTATCATTAGCACTAAATACCCGACGTTCGATAATCCGTTCGAGGACGAAGTACAGTATGCAAAAAACGTTTTGGACGGAGTAATCAATGACAACAAAGTTTTTGCGTTGCTGTATGAACCGGACAACACCAAAGAAGATGAATGGATGAGGGACGACGGAATATTGGAGCAGTCCAATCCGTTAGCGTTAGAAATCCCAAGCATAATGAAAGATTTGAAAGACAACAGGGAACGTGCTATACAAATGCCGAGCCGCCGTGAAAATTTTGTTACAAAGCACTGCAACATAATTTATCAAGGAATAGGAACTGAAAGCTATATTGACGTTGCAGACGTAAAGGCGTGTCGATTAGAGAACGGCGAGATTGATTGGACCGGATTAGACGTTTATATTGGTGTCGATTTGGCGGAAACAACAGATAACTGTGCCGTTGTAATGGTGGCATATGTTGACGGAGTGGTTTATTGCGAGCCACTGGCATTTATACCCGAGGCACGGACAGACGAAAAAAGTGCGACGGAACGTGTGGATTACAGGCATTTTATAAAACAAATGCAGTGCGTGGCGTGCGGTGACAGAGTTGTCGATTACGCGGTTATTGAAGAATATGTAATGAAGATTGAAGAACAGTACGGCGTCAAAATCATTGATATTGGATATGACCGACGCAATGCAATGTCATCGGCACAAAAATGGGAGCGTGCCGGCTATAACGTGACGGAAGTAGAGCAACACTCACGAACTTTGCACGCACCGACAAAACTGTTAAAGGAATGTATTTTAAACCACCAATTTTTATACAAGGCAAACGAATTGTACGAAATCAATTACCAAAATGCAAAATGTACAGAAGATACGAACAAAAACAAGTACGTCAATAAAAAACGTTCTGCGGGCAAGGTTGATATGGTTGTCGCTACAATCATAGCCGTGTACATAATGCAACAACACGAAATTTTCGACACCGGATTAGATTGGGGCATACAAACAGCATAAGGGAGTGAAAGAAAAAATGTGGAAAAGAAAATTTTTTAGACGTGCGGCGGAAGATAGCGGTACAAACATCATTGAATTAATCGCAGGTGTAAGCGATACGATTTCAAAAGACGAGGCTATGAGCATTCCGACCGTGACAAGTTGTGTAAATTTCATAGCCAATACAATAGCAATGTTGCCGATAGTTCTGAAAGATATTAACGGCGGCGGTAATGTCGAAGATGATTTCAGAGTTCATCTGTTAAACAGTGAAACAGGCGATAAATTAGACGCATTTCAGATGAAAACGGCGTGGTTATCTGATGTTCTGACAGACGGTGAGGGATATATTTTCATCAACCGAAATCGAAACGCCGTTAAAAGTCTGCACTATGTGAAATCGTCAAAAGTTTCCGTAATCGAGGGAACAGACCCGATATTTAAAGATTATGACATAATGGTGAACGGTCAGAAATACTGCGATTGGGAGTTTTTAAAACTGACACGTCGCAGTGAAAATGGAGCTACAGGCAAAGGCATAATCGAAGAAAACAATAAGATGTTGTCAGTGGCATACAACACGTTAAAATTTGAAAACAGTCTTGTCAAATCCGGCGGCAAAAAAGGTTTTTTACAATCGGAAAAACGATTAGAGGAATCGGCATTAACCAAATTAAAAAGAACGTGGCAACGATTTTACAGAAACAACGAAGAGAACATAATGGTGCTAAACAACGGTTTAAAATTCACAGAGGCGTCATTGTCAAGTGTGGAAATGCAGCTGAAAGAAAACAAAGAGGCAAACGCGATTGAAATAGCAAAGTTATTCAACCTGTCCCCTGAAATAATCAACGGGACGTGCAGTGATGAAAACTATAACAACGGTATAAAATCGGCAATTTTGCCGATTATCAAAGCCATTGAAACGGCACTGAATAAAGATTTGCTACTGCAAAGCGAATACGGCAAGTTGTCATTTTCGGTAGATACCAAGACACTGTTAAAAGGCGATATGCAAAAGAGATATGCCGCATATGAAACAGGTATTAAAAACAATTTCATTCAAATAGATGAAGTCCGAGAAATGGAAGGATTACCGCCATTAGGTTTGGATTTTGTCAAATTGGGATTAAACGACGTTTTATACTACCCACAAAAGGGACAAGTATATACACCAAACACAAATCAGACAGTAGATGTCGAGGAAATGAAAGGGGGTGTTAAAGGTGATAAGAGTGGAAATACGAGCGAATAGCGTTCATATTGAGGGCTATGTTTGTGCGACCGGACGTGACAGCCGTCCGATTTCGTCAAGTCACGGCAAGTTCATAGAACGTGTAGAGCCGAAAACATTCGCAAAGTCATTAAGACGAAATCCAAACGTTGAATTGCGTTTTAATCACAGAGCGGATAAAATTTTGGGTTCGACAGAAACGGGTGAATTACAACTGCGTGAAGATAATATCGGACTGTTTGCGTCGTGTGACGTAGCAGACCCCGAAGTTATCGAAAAGGCCAACAAAGGCGAGTTACGCGGTTGGAGTTTTGGTTTCTATAGTTGTGCTGACGAATGGAAAGACGCTGACGACGGTATGCAACACCGATATTTGAAGGACATTGATATGTCCGAAGTATCAATTCTAAGTGTTACACCGGCATACATAGCAACAAGCATTGAACAACGTTCAGACCAAGAAAAAGCATTTGAAAGACGAAGTTATGAGGACGAAAGTCAAGTCGTTAAAGAAACAGCAAAGCAAGAGAAGAAAGAAAAGAACGACGAGGACGAAGAAGAAAAACGTGCATTAATTTCACGTTACAAACACGAAGTTGAGTTTTTAAAAATGAAAGGCGGACAATACAATGAAAAGTAAAAAGCAAATATTTAGAGATTTTGAAAGAAAAGCTGCAAGAAAATTTGAAACAAGAGCGTTACCGGATTTGATTGAACAACGTAATAATCTGGTTGAGGAAATGGAAAACATCATCAAAGACGCAGAAAAGGAAACAAGAGCGTTGACAGATGATGAAACATCAAGATTTGATGAAATCAAAAAAGAAATTGACGGAATTGATAAAACATTAAAAGCACAAAATGAGGCAAGAAGTTTGTCAAGTGCTGAATTTGGCGGAGCAAAAAAAGAGAATATGGAACAACGTGCGGCGGACGAGGCAAAATTTGAAAAGTTCCTAAGAGATGAAACAAGGGCGCTAAGCACGTCAGCAAACAGCGGAAAAGCATTGATTCCAACGACAATCGCTGACCGTATCATCGAAAGAGTGAAAGAATTATCACCTATTTACAGTATGGCGACAATATACAACGTTGGCGGTAATTTGTCGTTCCCTGTTTACGACGATACAACTGATACAGGTGCTACGTTAGTGGAAGATATGCAGGACTTGACCGAAAGTTCGGGTAAATTCACGACAATAACACTTGAAAACTATATTGTCGGCGTATTGAAACTGATTTCTAAATCATTAATCAATCAGAGCGGTTTTGATTTGGTATCATTTACAATCAATAAAGTAGCTGAAAACATTGCAGAATTTCTTGAAAAGGGATTGTTAAACGGTCAAAAAAATAAATATCAAGGTGTATTTGAAACAACGAATTTAGTTACATCAGCAAGTGCAAAGGATATTATAGCTGATGAATTGATTGACGTTCAAATGACAGTGCCACAGCAGTTCCAACAAAATGCGTGCTGGATTATGAACAAGGAAACACTGGCACAAATCCGAAAGTTAAAGGATAACGAGGGTAATTACCTACTAAACCGCGATATTACAAAAGAGTTCGGTTGGGAGCTGTTGGGTAAGCCTGTATACGTTTCAGAAAATGCACCTAAAATCGCGGCAAGCACAACAACTATTGTATATGGCGATATGTCCGGTTTGTATGTCAAATTAGCCAACGCTATGGAAATCAACGTACTATTTGAAAAATATGCGACACAATACGCAATCGGTGTATGCGGTTACACTGAATTTGACAGTAAAATCGTTGAAAGCCAAAAAATCGCAGGTTTGAAAATGAAAGCTGCATAATAGGTGGCAGATATGAAAATCAGCGAATTAACAGATGAATACATAGCCGAATATCTGCGTGCGGAGTATGAGGGCGAAGAACAAACATTTTCAACTATTCATACGGCGTCCATTCAGTACATAAAATCGTACACCGGTTTAACTGATGAAGAAATGGATAACTACGAGGATTTGACGATTGCGGCGTTGGTGTTGTGCGGTGATATGTACGACAATCGACAAATGACAGTGCAGTCTGACAAAGAAAATCCGACAGTTACGCAGATTTTGGCACTGCATTCCGTGAATTTATTGTGAGGTGTTGCTGATGATAAATGCCGGACAATTAAACAGACGTGTTGAAATTTGCGAATTAACAGACGGTATCAATCCTGAAACAGGACGCGACGAGGGACAGAAATATGTCCCCGTCTGTACCGTTTGGGCGAATGTGAAACACGTTAGGGGTTCGGAGTATTTTACTGCGGCGGCGGTAAATGCCGAAAGAACGGTGACGTTTACAATCAGATACAAAAAAATTCTGACAGAGGACCACTATATAAAATACGGTGGGACATATTATAATATCCGTGCAATAAACGACGCATCCGAATCGCACGACATACAAATCATAACGGCGGAGGCGGTCAACAATGGCTAAATACGGCGTTGAATATGAGGGGTTTTCGTCATTGGTACTGAAAATTGAAAATTTAGGCGTATCAATGAACGTAGTGGCCGACAAAGTGTTGGACGAAGTAGCACCGTTGGCAGTCAGCACATTCAAACCACACGTTCCATATGACCGAAAGGAAAAAGACAGTTTTCACGCACGAAATCACGTTCGGGCGAGTAAAACGCGTGACGGCTACGGCGGACGATATAAGTTAGTTGGAGTGTTTGACGGTGACGGTGCCAAGTTGGATTGGAGCATTGCACAGTATTTATTTTATGTTGAAAACGGTACAAGCAAAATGGTGGCAAGACCGTTTATGAAAAAAGCAGAGGCGGCAGTTAAATCTGTCGTTGAACCGAAAATGAAAGCGGCATTAGAGCAAGAAATCAAGTCAAGATTGGAGGGATAGCGTTGCAAGATACAATGTTAATGATATATCAGTCATTGAAAAAATCTGCGGCGGTAACAAAAAAAATAGCCGCAATATACAACAATCCGAGAGCACCGGATAAAGACAAAAATTTGTTTCCGCGAATAACAATGTTTGAAATGCTGAATAACGATTCCGAATATGCTGACGACAGCGCAATAATGAACACTGTTATCGCACGTTTGGATATTTGGAGCAAACAGAATAATTTGTTTGAACTATCAAAGGCAGTAAAAGAAACGTTGGAAACAGATTTTTTGATGTGCAGGGTAGAACTGCAAAGCGATATGTACGAATCAGATACAAATATATATCACAAACCGATAAATGTAATGTTAAAAATGGAGGTATAAAATTATGCAAATCAGAACAGGTTTAAAGGGATTAAGAATTGCAAAAATAATCAGTGATAAAAGTGCAGCAATGACAGGCGGTGAGCCTAAAATTGAATACGGCGAAGTTAAACATTTGCTAAATGTGCAGAATATTGATTTAACTGCAAAAACACAAACAACAGACGTAGACAGTGACGATTGTACTGACGTATTGTCAAAGTGTACAGGTTATGACGGTAAGGCACAAAGAACAATGTTTTCACCTGCAGAACAGGCAATGTTGTTAGATGAAACATTAACCGAGGACGGAATTTATGTATCAACAGAAAAGGACGACCCTGCCGAATTTGCAACAGGATTTATGACACCGTTAAACGACGGTAAAATTTTAGCAGTGTGGCTGTTACGAACAAAATACAGCACAAGTGATTTTTCAGCGGAAACAGCCGGAACCGAAAAACTAAATCCACAGTCTGACACAATGTCATTCAAATCAATGACAAGACGTGCGGACGGTGTTTGGAGAATTTACGGTGTCTTTGATACTGAAAAAGAGGCGGATGCATTCCTAACAGTAGAAAAAATAAATAAAATATACGCAAAAAAAACGACATCAACACCTACAGTAAATACAGGTGACACAGTTCCAAAAGAATAATTAAATAAAAAAACCGTCCCACGCAGGACGGTAAAAGGAAAAAATAAGTTTTTATAAATCAAGTATAACACAGAAACGCAAATAAATCAAGCACATCATTATGATGTGCGTTTTTTGCGTATGAAAGGAGTTTTTGAAAATGGAAGAAACATTAGATTTAACAGCGTGTATCGCAAAGGGCAAGAAGATAAAAATTGAGGATAAGGAATACGAAATAAAGCTGACATACAGAGCATTAAGAGCATTGGAGCAAATGTACGGAAGTGTCGGCCAAGCTATTGAAATGTTCGGAAACAAGACAGATATATACGGTGATGTTTTAAATTTTCTATATGCAATGGTTGGCGAAAGGTACAATTTGCGAAAAGTGGACATTGAAGATTGGATTTCGTTGGGTACTATAAATATTTTGTATGATGTGGTATATGCCGCAGTGATTTCAGCGTTCGGAGTGCAGGAGGCAACGGAAGAACAGGGGGAACAGTAAGGCGGGACGCTCCGTATGATTGGGACAAACTATATTTTATAGGACGTTACCGCCTGCAATTTTCAGATGATGAATTTTGGGACTGCACGCCACGTAAGTTTTGGAAAATTTACGAGATGATGAACGGAAATACAAAAACAGCAGAAAAACAGAATAACGACAAACTGCCGAGCTTGGCAGATTTCGGGATATGAGGTGAAAAAGAATGAGTGACGGCACAAATATCAGCATTGGTTTTAACACCAAAGAGGCACAACAGGAAATCAAGGCGTTAGGTAATTCAATGAAACAAACGCAGAATGAGTTTAAGGTTACAGACGCTACATTAAAAACGACAGGTTCATCATTGGACCGTTTACAGAATAAATATAAATCCCTGTCTACGCAGTTAAACCAACAATCACAGATTACACAGAAATATAAACAAATGGTAGAACAGGCGTCAAAGGCACAGGACGCCGCCCGTCAGCGTTTGGAACGTGCGAACGAGGCATACAACAAGGGCAAGACAAGCCTAAAGGCCAACAGCGACGAAATGAAAAAGTTGAAAGACGAAGTAAAAAAGGCTGAAAGTGCCGTTAAAACAGCTGATACGAATTTCAATCGTTTCAGTAACAATCTATCGAGAAGTCAATTAGCAGAGGCAAATTTAAGAAATGAGTTAAAGCAGACGACAGATGAATTAAAAAAACAGTCGCAATATATTACACAGGTTAAAAACAAATATAGCGAATTACAGGACAAAACTGCGGGTGTCAGAAACGGATTAACTAAGGTCGGTAACACATTAACGGCAACAGTAACAGCGCCGTTGATGGCGGCAGGAACTGCGGCGGTTAAGCAGTATATGGACCTAAATAAAAATTTGGCTAATATCGCCACACTGTCCATAGGTGACGAACGTCTGCAGGAATTGAAAAAAGGTATACAAGACGTTGCAATAGAAACAGCAAAGTATACAGATGATATTGCAGACGGTACATATCAGGTAATATCGGCATTCGGCGACGCTGACGACACAATCGACAAAGTAAGAATAAACGCAAAAGCCGCAAAAGCCGGATTGGCGACAACGACTGATTCTATCAATCTAACATCAGCCGTTACAAAGGGTTACGGTGATACGACAGCCGAGGCAGTAGAACACGTTGCGGATTTGGCATTTAAAACAGTCGAATTAGGACAGACAACGTTCCCTGAACTGGCGTCAAGTATCGGTAAAGTAGTGCCGCAGTCAAAGGCGTTAGGTGTATCACAGGACGAATTGTTTACGATATTTGCAACATTGACAGGTGTAACGGGTACAGCGTCAGAAGTATCTACACAATTAGGTGCGGTATATACCGGATTAATGACACCGACAGAGGCGTTAAAGAAAAAGCTAAATTCATTAGGCTATGAATCGGGATTTGCAATGGTTAAAGCAAACGGTTTTTCGGGTGCAATGAAGATTTTGGCAGAGGCAACAGGCGGTAGCGAGGAAAAGCTAACAGAACTATTCAGTTCAAAAGAGGCTATTACTGCAATGTTGGCGCTGACAGGTGCGCAGGCTGATACATTTTCAGAAAAATTAGAGAAAATGGGTAATGCCGCCGGAGCGTCAGAAGAGGCATTCAAAAAGCAGTCGGAAGGTGTAAACAAATCCGGTTTCACATTCGAGCAAGCAATGGTTAAAATGCAGGTAGCCGCCCAAAAATTTGGAGAAAGTGCTGCACCGTTCATTGATAAGGCTGCCGACGCGGTAAGTAGTTTGGCGGATTGGCTAAGCGGATTATCTGATGAAGATTGTGACCGATTATTAAAAATCGGTACGGCATTAGCAATTATCGGTCCTGCGTTGAGTTTAACGTCAAAAGGCATTTCATTCGCAAACGGTATTAAATCGCTGTTTTCGTTTACAAAAGTAGCAGGTGAGGCAGCGACTGCGGCAGAGGCGGCAGGTGCGGCAGCAGAAACAGCCGGAGCAGCCGGAGCAGAGGCAATGGCAGGAGCAGGAGCGGCGGCGGCAGAGGCAGGAGCAACAGGGGCAGAGGCAATGGCAGCAGCCGAGGGCGCGGCGGCAAGTGCGACAGGTGCCGGAGGTGTAGGCGGATTTTTGGCGGCATTAGGCGGTGTTGCCGGAGTGAGTGCAGGAATAACAGCAGTAGTAACAGCACCGTTTGCGGCTACGTTGGCAGTAGCGAAGATTGCAAGTGCAGGAATAGAAAAATATCATCAAAAATTAGGCGAATCGGGAAATGACGCGCTGGCTATGGCACAGGAATATTCGGAAAAAGCAAAGACCGCCTATGATATGACTGTAGTAGCCGATACAGTAGACGCGTATATTGCACGCTATAAGGAATTGACAGAACTAAAAAATCAAGGACAACAAACCGACGAAAGCGAGCAGGAACGAAAATTTTTAGAGCAATGGTTTATAGACAACTATAGCGATTTCATCAGCGCCGAAGAACAGAAAAACGGTGTCCGCAGTTCAACACTGGACATCATAAAACAGATAGTACAGGCACAAAAAGAACAGGCGGAACAGGAAAAGAAACAGAAACAGCAGGAAATCAAGGACGACAGCAGTAAAAAAAGAACCAACGCACAAAAATCGTCGGAGGAAATCCCAAAACTGCAAAGCGTCAATAATGAAACAAAGCAACGTATTGAAAATGCTAAAAAGTTAAGTACAGAATTAGGCGTGTTAAAAACGCAGTATGAGGCAATCAACAGTACAATGTCGGGTGCTGAACGCAGAGCGGCGGTTGAGAAACTGCGTGAGGACAACAAGGAAATATTCGACAGTTATCAAAACATTACAGGCGGTCAATTAAATTTTGACAGTTTGGGACAGGCAATAGAAAATGTATCAGAGCAAACGTCGGAGTGGGAAACGAATGTTTCAAACAATGAAGAACGAATTAAGCAACATCAAGCGTCTATCGAAAAATACAAAGAGGCACTAATAACACTGCAAAACGAAGTTACAAAAGAGGCAGTAAATAAAAGCGGTTTTTCATCTATTGCGGATATATTCGCAAGTGGTGATGAACAAAAAATAAACAAAGCAATTAATGATGTAGTCACGCAATGTCAGCTATTAGGTATGACAACGACCGAAACAAGTTTACAGGTTGCGTTATTTAAAAACGGTTTTTCAAATTTGAGCGAGGCAATGGCGAGCGGTGACAAAAATATGAAAGCCGTAGTAACCGATTTGAACGACTATATGCACAGTGTTTTAGGATTGCCGGATAATATTGAAATCAGCATAAATGCCGAGGGCGATATTACTATGATAGACAAAACCAAAGACGGTGTCGAAGAAATAGACGGTCAAAGTGCCGAGGTCAGCGTCAGCGTAGACGGTGGCGAAAGTGAACAAACCATAATGACGTTGCAAGAATTGATTGACATATACGGAGCAACACAGGCTGTCGCAATTTTGCAGGCTGACAATCAGGCAACCGTAACAATAGACGGTGTTGTTTATCAGTTGGCGGAGTACAACCAAAAAACAGGTATAGCGACGCTAAAAGCAAACGATTCCGAGGCGGTTATTACAATCAATACAACGACAGGCGAAGTCGATAAATTTGATAATTTAGAGGGTACGGCAACGCTGAAAGCCGACGGCACAAATGCGGCGGTGGTTATTGATAGCCTGACAAGCAAAGCAAAGGGATTTGAAAAAACATATACCGCACATTTTACCGTAAAATCGGACGGAACAGTGTCGAGCGGTTTTTTCAATAGCGGCCAAAAAGGCTTTTTTGCAAGCGGTACCGAATCAGCACCGGAAGGATCTGCGGTTATAAATGATGAAAAGGGTGTCGCTGACCCGCGAGAACTGGTAAAACATAAAGGACAATACTATCTGTTTAACGGTCGAAATGTGTTGGTAAATCTAAGTAAGGGTGATTCGGTTTACACGGCTAAACAGACAAAAGCAATGTTGAAAAAATTACCGCATTACGCAACAGGAACAAACAACACAGCATTTGAAACCAAAAAAGAAGATTTTGAATACCGCCAAAAAACAAGCGTCGTATCAGACGCCGACGCATTGCTATGGTGGAAGAAAATATTAGAAGAATTTGCAAACGACGCGGACGTTGTGAAAGAGGCTAATATTGAAATCTACGAACTGAACAAAAAAATTAATGACGACGCAATCAAAGATTATAAAAACAGGTTAAAAAACCAAGAGAGCAAGTCAAAGAATTGGATTGACTATGAAGTCAAAATGCACAATCTGTCAGTAGATGAACAGATTGCGGCATATCAGCGAATGGACGACAACTATCTGAATACATTGACCGAAATGACTGAAAATACCGAAATGACGGCTGATGAACTGCAGGACGTATGGGACGAATATTACGAAACAATCCGAAACCACGAAATGCAGATTGCAGATTTACGAAAAAAGAAATTAGACGAATTAAACCAACAGTCATTAGACTATATAGCCGAACGAACATATTTTAATGACTGGGAACAATACGACGACAGCCCCGAGGCGGCATATCAGCGTATTATGGAACGTAATTCACAGGCACTGCAGGACGGCGAAATTACGGAAGAAGAATACAATGAAAAAATGACGACCGCAGGACAGAAACTGTATGAGGGACGTTTGGAAAATTCTAAGAAGTGGTTGCAAATGCAAAAGAAGTACGGAGCAATCAGCGAGCAGGAATATCAAGCCGGACTAAACCGCGTAAAGGACTATACACAAAAATATTACGAACAAGGAATGATAAGCGGTAAGTATTACTATGAGGCTATGGACGACGCAAACAGTAACCTGTTTGACAGTATGAGTGAAACGTTGGAAAACTACGTCAACGAATACTATGACGCACAAAAAGAAATGTTGTCAGCGAAAAAAGAGGCAATCGAGACGGAATACAAGGCAATCGAGGACGCGGAAACCAAAGCCGAAAGGAAAAAAGAGCTATCGGAGCTGGAGGCGGAACGTGAAAAATATCAAAATGCCGTTACGATAGACGGCAAGAAAAAATTAAAAGAAATCGAAGAAGATATTGCGGACATAAAAAAAACAGAGGCGAAAGAGGCACGCGAGGCAGAAAAGCAAGCCAAGTTAGACGCAATCGAGGACGAAAACGAGGCACTGGAAAAAGAACAAAGCAACACGCTGAAAGGGTTAAGCAAATATACATCACAGGCATTGGGAATAATCAGCGGTGGTAATGATGATATGACAAAACAGTTTAACAGTGTTTTAAAATCGTACAATCAGCAACAGGAACAGTTGGCAACAACCGGATATAACACTATATCAAAAATAGTAGATATGACAAATCAGAAATTGTCCGAAATAGGTCAAAATATTCCGAACGCAACAACCGCCCATAACGAATATACCATTACAATCAAACAGGATTTTAATAATAATATCACTGATGAAACGACTGCAATGGCGTACGGTAAATATGCGGGTAGTTCGGTAAAACGTTCGATTTCGGACGCATTTTTAGGAGTGGAGGGTTAAACAATGGGATTAACATATCGCGGTAAACATTCATTGCGTGATTTTGGTATGCAAACCAAAATCACCGATTTACCTATAACACCGCCGAAAAAAACGGATTATGAGGAAGATATACCGTACAGGGACGGCAGTATAGATTTTTCTGAATCGGGTGGCAGGGTATTTTACAACGACAAAACAATCGAAGTGGAATTTTATTTAATCTGCAACGATACCGCAAAACGTAATAAAACTATTGAACAGTTTATAACGTGGATAAACGGCGGAAAAGGTGAGTTGATTTTGGACGATATGCCTATGACGAAGTGGATAGCGACACCGATAACCGTGGAAGATATGACTATAATGCTACAGCGGGCGGGGAAAACTGTTGTAGCGTTCAGATGTGAACCGTTTAATCAGTTCCTGTATGATACACAGGGTATTCCGTTAGGTGCGGATATTCCGTTAGATACGGAAATTGAAATAGGTTGGCCGATAAATCATATATATGAAATTGCCAACGGTACAAACACATTTAAACTAAACAATGCCGGAAATGCGGCGGTACGGCCTAAACTGGTTTTCAACGGTAATTTTACATCAGTATCGTTTACCTGCGGCGGAAACACGATAAAATATAATCACAAAACTACGCAATTCACAATCGATTGCGAATTGTTCAGCTGTTTTGAGGGTGACACCAACACGTCAGAATATTCAAACGGTGATTATATCGAAATCGGACAGGGTGAAAATGAAATAAAAATACAGTCAAACGGAACAGGAAAAGTCGAAATTATTTATAATCCGTTGTTCTATTATACACAGTCGATTTTGTAAAATAGGAGGAAATACAATGAATAAAATGATACGTATATATAATTGCAATGAAACCGATTTCAGTTCAAACGGTTTGGCAATTTTAGATGAGGCGAAGAACGTTTGTATTACACACGAATTAAACGGCAGCTACAATTTGGAATTTGAATATCCGATAGATTCAGCAAAATGGGAATTTATCGCAAACAACCGTATTTGTAGGGTAGGGAATGAATGTTTCCGTATTCGTTCTATTGATAATAATAAAATATATGCACTGGCACTGTATATGGACGCACAATTTAAACATATTCAGTATATCGGTGATATGTTGGGAAAAACACCGCGTTATATTATGACACAGCTGTTTAAAAACACCAATATACATATAATGACGGACGCAGAGGTAAAATCATTGGGAATGGAATGGGTGAACACCGCAACCGATTTTTTTGAGGCGTCAAAGATAACACCGATTGTCGGTGTGTCTACGCTGTCAGAAACATTAGAAAAACAATCGACAATGTGTGAATTGTATGTAGATAATTATAATTTGGCATTGGTTAAACAAATCGGCAAAGACAACGGCAATGAATTAACATTACGTTTCAATGCAAAATCGGCTGAATCGTCACGCGACGCGTCTACGTTGATAACGCGACTATATCCATACGGACAGGACGATTTGGATATATCAACGGTCAATGACGGTAAACAGTACATAGACAGTCCTATGGTTGAAAAAATAGGCGTCTACGAGGGCTTTTCAAATTTTGACGAATGCGAAGAACCGGACGAACTGTTGAAACTGGCAAAGTGGCAATTTTCAGAAGATAATTTAGAACGTATTGATATTCCTAAATATACAATGACTGTCGGTTACGTTGATGTTTGCGAGGCGTACAAATATCATAATCTGAATAGGCCGAGCATTGGGGACAGGGTGGAAATTTTCGACAAGAGTATGAATACAAAAACGTTACAGAGAATTATAACAACAAAAATTTATCCGTTCGAGCCAAGGAAATCAACCATTGAAGTGGGACACCCGCAAGTCACAATAGATAGTTTTTTTAAGGATATTGCCACAACAAATATAATCCAAAAAATACAGCGAAACGGCAAGAAAGAAATCAAGACAAGCTATTTGGAAATGATGAGAGAAAACGTCAAAGTCAGTATAAATGAGGCACTGCAGAACGAGAATATCGCAAAATATCAGACCGGAGCATTGTTTGAAAGTCCCGACGGTCAAAGTGCTGTCGCAATAATTAAAGGTCAGTTGGCTATTGCCGGACAGAAAACCGAGGGTGAATGGGATTGGACAACGGTAATCAATGACAATGAAATAATTGTATCTGACGTGTTCACTGGTGCGTTGTATACAAACCTATGTACAATAATGTCTGCCAACGGTAAATTGACAATAGAAAACAGTTTAATAACAATGCAGGACGAAAATAATATTGTTAGATTTGAATGTGGTTATAAAAACGGTAAATATGTTTTTTGTTTGTATGACGCTACAGGCGAACAAAACGTGTATATAAATAGTAGCGGCGAGGCGGTATTTGCCGGAAGTATTAATACAAAAAAAGATACAACAGTGGGAAGTCGATTAAATTTACAGACAACTGAAAATGCGGGAGAGCCACAAGAGCCGGCAATAAATTTTATAAATAGCAAGGGTGTAACTGTTGCAAGATTGGCGTGTTCGGACGAGGGTATTGTACGAATGGTGCCGATTGGGAATAATAGCGTGTTTAAAATAGCAGAATATAAAATTGCAACTGAAAGAGATATAAAAAATTTGCAAGACCAAATAAATCAAATAAAGAATGACAAATAAAATTGTCATTCTTTATTACTTTTTTTAAAAGTATCCGCATTTTTCAAAACTGTGTTTATGTAATAGTCATATGAAACAAACGGTAGATATTCGTTATAATCGCTTAGAATATAATCATTATCGAATTTTTCAAAGTCTAAGTCTGTGTACATAGCAATATCTAAACAATTCAAATAGTATGTGCCGTCAAAATTATACACGGGTAATCCGTCTTCGGTATTAAATGCGAATAAATCAGGATAGTAATACTCTTTGTTTGGATTTAATGTAGGCTTTGGTTGTGCAGCGGTGGTTGTTGGTGTCGGTGTTGGTTTGGCGGCGGTATCTGTATCAATCGTAATAGTGTTGTCACTGAAACCAACATTGAAAACGCCGACAGCGTCGGCAACGTCACGTAATTTAAAATATGTATTATCGTTGATGTTGTAACCCTCAATCGCCGTTTCTGTACCGTTTACGGCAACAGGGAACGGGTTAGCCGTTACGGCATATTCTACGGCGAAACCTGTCGCGGTCGCACAGATTATACCGCCTGTTATAAAACCTAATATAAATTTTTTCATAGCTTGTAGCCTCCTTTTTGTTTTTAATATATAATAATTTGTGCATTTTGTCAATATTTGTTTGACAATACAGCATTAATATGGTAATATAAAAATAAAAAGAAAAAAATTCTAAAAAACTATTGCTTTTTTTAAGCAGATAGAATATAATATAACGCATGAGATAGGCCTCAACACGCCTCTTCGCAATGCGAATGCGTACCATGTTGAGGCTGCTTTTTTATTTTAGGAGTATTGTATGGAAATAAAAAGACCGACTACAATAGAAGAACAAATAAAAATTTTAGGTGGTAGAAAGTTAGTTATTGAAGATGTTGAATTCGCTCAAAATGTACTTTTATCGGTAAATTATTATAATTTTACTGGTTATTTACATACATATAAAAATGCAGATGACAATTACGAAAACATTTCTTTTAATCAAGCGTATAGAATATATCTATGCGATAGACGTATTAGGTCTACTATATTATACGCGATAGAGAGTATTGAACATAATTTAAAGACGAAAATCGCTTATGTAATAGCGATGAATACCTGTGCAACATCTTACTTAAACAAAGATATTTTCGTGGATGAAGAAGAACACCAAAAACTACTACAAAAATTTGGACAAGCAATAAATAGAAATAGTAAAATACCATTCGTAAAACATCACATAAAGAAATATGACAGAAGATTTCCTATTTGGGTAGCTATTGAAATTTTTACCTTAGGAATGGTGTGGAATTGTTATAAAAATTTAAAGACACCTCTAAAAAAGAAGATTGCATCAAAATTTAATATAGGTTCCGTTTATTTGGAGAGCTGGATTGAATGTATATCTTATTTACGAAATGTATGCGCACACTATATGAGGTTATATAGATTTAAGGTACAGAAGACACCTAAAAAGAGTAAAAAACATAGTATGAATAATATATCTCACTGCATATATGACATTATAAATGTAATGCGTTTTTTAATGCCAAGTAAAGATGAATGGAATAATTACATAATTTCTAATATTGCTCAAATCTTTGAAGAATATAAAGATGTTGTAAGTCCTGAAGATTATGGTTTTCCAAAGGACTGGGAAAAAACTTTAACATTATAATATTGAAATTAAGCACGTCTTACGGCGTGCTTTTTTCGTACCAAAAATGA